ATCATTTTATACTTTATTTTTCCCCCGTCGTCACCTGAAGTATGATCTGTAGGTTCTTCAATTTGTATAATGTGTTTGACTCCATTACATCCAACTAAAAGAAAAAGCACCAGTGCCAGGCCAATTATCAAAGCCTGTACCCCCCTGTCAGTCGTTTGTTTTCTTTTTCTTGCGTTTTTTCTTCTTCTTAAAAGTTTTAAAGTCCGATACTTCATTTTCAATCCCCGATACTTTTTCTTTAACCAAGACCATATCTTGAGAAAGAGAAAACGTCCGGCTAAGTGTCCAACCACCCAGCGCAATGAGAACAGCAAGAAGTGCAGTAATAATTTTATCATGCATACTAATTACAATTCTCTTTACTTAAATCTACCGGTATCTCTTTTGTAAACCAAATCCAAGATGATAGTTTAGTTCCTTCTTGTGTGTAAGTACATCTAGGTCCTACTGCAACACAAGAAGTGAATGCAAGTAGTGATAGTATTAAAAATATTTTTTTTATTATTGACATGATAAACACTCGTCTTCATCACTGATGACAAGTCCTTCTGGTTCTTTACTCTTAACTTCTACACATTTACAATTTTCACAGGTGCATACTCCGTATACATCTGCATGTAGGTCACCATCACAGTGACATTTACAATTACAATTTTTACACTTCTTCATTTTTTTTCTCAATATTATAGAAGTACCTATCGGTATCTTCTGTTTTCCATTTTCCTGTGTCTTCCACATTCCAATCTGAAGTTTGAACCTTCCAATCTGGTACTTCGTCTTTTACTGTAAACGAAGGTATATCCCAGAGGATACGATTGTTAGGTTGCGCTGCATAATTTCCATCCTTTAAAGCGAGGATGTGGGCGCACTTATGTTCATGCGGTATTTCAGAATGATCTGTATCTACTATATTACTCTCTGGATGTGCCCAGTCAACTGTAAAAAGATATGCACCCGGATGGGTTTTCTTATCTTTTCCAAAAAACTTTCCAGATTGTCCGTCTAAGATATCAAAAGAAGTAACGCTAGGATAGTAACTAAAGCAATTCCACAGCTCCAGCTCGTCAAGTCTATATCCAGGAACTTCTTTTGCGTCATAATCTCTTTGAATGAACGCAGAGATTGGCAGACGGTAGAATACAGCACCGTTTTCCATAATTGCATGAAAGAGTATAGGGCGCCCTGTAATTGATGCCAGGCCAAATATAATGCAGTCTTCCACTTCTCCATGGTGATCTTTAAGGTCATAGAGATATTCTCTCCTGATCTGTGAATACATCACAGGAATGTTTGCATTTAGATAGGCCATGCATAAATTAGTTTATTAAAGCGATTATCGCAATAACAACGATGACTATAATAACAGATTTCTGTTTATTAGCTTTAGCCCATGTCATTACTTTTTTTATATGGTCCATAGTTTTCTCCTTGTTTATTTTATTGTACCCCAATTTTTCCCTTTTTTATAGTTAACTTTGTTAGGTATCAACAAAATTATTGCTTTCTCCATCGCTTTGTTGATAATTGATGCTTTTTTTTCACTGTCAATTGATAAACATAATTCATCGTGAATTTGTATATGTGGTACAATACCTTTTTCATATAATAACACCATTGCCTTTTTTGTCATATCAGCTGCTGATCCTTGAACTAATCTGTTTAACGCTTTGTAAGTAAAAGCAGGAGTAAAGTAATTATCAAAGTATTGCGCCCTTTCCTTTTCCGTGTGTTCCTCTATTTTTTTCTTAGACTTGGAATTAAATTGTAATTTAAATTTAGACCAGGCGTCTTCTTTTGACATAAGTTTAGGAGGAGTCCAATCCCCTTTATATTTAATCGTACCATCTTTTTGTTTTTCTTCTTCAAATTCAGGGTCCCACTCCTCAAACTTACGTAGCTTGTTATTCCATCTTTTGTTGACACTTTCATATTTGTCAAATCTACAGAATCTATCTTCAAGAGTGAAAACTAATTTGTTATCCTTAGCAAAATATATTAAATTATCTGATAATTCTTTAACAAAAGGAACTTTTTCATGATAAGTATCAAATAATTTTTTTGCTTGAGCTTTATCTAGATTAAGTTCTTGTTGTAATTTACCTTTGCCCATACCGTAGAATAAACCAAGGTTAATAGTTTTAGCTTGCTCTCTTGGTATGTTTGCCATCTCAGCTACAATTCTGTGAAAGTCTGCTTTATCTTTTTTAAATTTACCTCCTAGTTCTTTTGTTTTTGATAGGTTATGTTTAATAGCGTAATGAACAACAATTCTTGGTTCTTGTTGAGAGTAATCAAATGATCCCCACCAACACCCATCATCAGGTATAAATAACTCTCTCATCTTCTTACCCATATATCCTTTTGATGGTATCTGTTGTAGGTTTGGATTACTCATAGAAAATCTTCCGGTGACCGTCCCTCCTTTATCACCTCTAATTTGATTTATATCTGCATGTATTCTTCCATTATGAAGGTATCCTCTTAATCCTTCAATAAAAGTATTTACAGCTTTGTCAGCTTCTCGGGCTTTCGACACCATTCTTAAAAATCTATTTGAATGTGTTTTTAAATAATCTTTTGGAAGTTTAGGCATTCCAGATTTAGGAGTCTTTTCATAGTTTGTTATTTTTTGATTACGTAATAAATTTTTTATAGAGTTTGCAGACCACAATTGAAGAGTTATTTTAGTGTGTTTTTTTACTATATTTAAAAGATTGTCTCTTCTAAATCTTAATTTTTCTCCAAGACTTTCAAGTTTTTGGGTATCTATTCTAACTCCCTTTTCTTTCATTTCAACTAAACAAGGAAATAATCTTGTTTCTAATTCAAAAATCTTTCTACAAGTTTTTTTTTCTTCCTGTACTTTACCGTTTTTATCTTTAATTTTTTTAATGTATAATACTTCGTCTAATTTTTTATCAAACAACACCCATAATCTTAAAGTTAAATTAACGTCTTGTTTGGCATATTCCTTGGCTATATTAGAAGGCACTTCGTGCATATTAGATATAGCATTTTTTTTAACTCCGTGAGAATCTTTTAAAACTAAATTTTCTAAATCATATTTATATTTTTTATCATCAAGAATGTCTTTTGATAAAGAGTCTAGTGAATATTTAAATCTATTTTCGTCAATCACAGAGGCAGCTATCATTGTATCAACAATACGACCTTTTATTTTCTTACCGGTTACTGCTTGAAGCCAACAAACGTCATACATTGCATTATGAAATACTTTTGTAATTTTATCGTTTTGCAAAAGTTTTTTATTTATTTGATCCCAAAACTCTTTCTTCTCATCATCTGATTTAACAACGTCAGAGTGATGTAAAGGGAAGTAAACAGTATCTTTCCCTGTTGCAATAGCGACTCCAGTTATGAAACCATTACCTTTTATTGCACCTGACCCTTTTGTTTTTAAGTTAGGATCATATGTTTCTATATCAATAGCTACTGTATCTATACCTTTTAGATCTAAATCTTCTGGAGTATTACACATTATTTTTCTTCCATTTGTTATAGCCTTTAACCCATTCAGTGGATCTCCGTTCTTTAGTCTGTCTTCTTGCTTCTTGGTATGATTCTTCTAATTCTTTCTTTTCTTTCTCAGCTTCTTCTAAGAAATCTTTAGGGTAATCTCTATCGATTGCCATTTGACAGTAGTGAATTGCTTTTTCCAAATCTTGCTTTTGTCCTTTCTGTTTGTGTCTGCACAAATATTTTATAGCGTTCCCTTCTGCAAAAGGCAAATTATTTTTGTTTATAAATTCTGAAGGTTGAATCTTCATCGATTGATAATGAGATCCTCCTACTTGTTTTTTATAAACGTTACTCATCTTTTTCATCTCCATAAACTTCTCTTTCCATTCTCATTATAAATCTATAAAATTCTTCTTCAGTCATTATTCTAAATAATATCTTCTGTTCGCTTGTATTCCAGCTAAAGACAACCTTCCGGGAGAAGAACTCCCTATGCTCCAACAATCATTTCTCCCTCTACTATAAGCCGTGTAAGCTAATCTTAGCGGTTCATCTCCGCGTTCTGTATAATAAACTGATAAATCAACTATCCCATTATCAAAAGTTAAACCTTTAACTTTGTGAATTGTGTCATGTTGGACTCTAGGCATTTTTTCCGTGTCCATTCCATTAGCTAAAACTTTTTTAATAAAAGGTATTTTAGGAATTAAATCTTTGTAGGTTAAAACTTCTGAAAAATTTTGATATTTTTTAGTTTCAGGAACAATAAAACCCCTATCTATTAACTCTTGAATATTGTACTCTTTATCAATTAAATCTTTTTTTAAAGTCTCAACAGAACCTTTACCATAAACTTTCACTGATTTACCCATTAAAGGCCAGTAATCCATTATTTGTCTTTTTGAAACTTTGTCATTTAAAAAATTTTGCCACGTTTTAAAACATCTAAAATGTCCCCTGGAGACGTGAGGGTGGTCCTT